ACGACGACCGGTACCAATACCATCTGGATATTCCCCACGTTCCTTTGCAAGCTTTTCTGTTTGTGAAATAGCACGTTTTTGAATATTTTCAAATACGACTTTATTCATTTCTCTTGCACGATCACTTTCCCAAGGAACACCATGTTTCTGTAAGAGTGAATGGAAACCCATAGCACCTAGTCCAATAGATCTTTCACGTTCTGCGGAAAACTTTGCTCTTGAAATTGTATCTGGTGCATTCTCAATAAAGTATTCAAGTACATTATCAAGCATAGTAATAAGATCTTCAATAATAGTTGTATCTTTCCATTCATCATATAATTCAAGATTAAGTGAAGATAAACAACAAACTGCAGTACGATCTTCAGATGTTGGAAGATGAATCTCATTACATAGATTAGAACCATGAATTTTTAGACCAAGATCTTTCAGATTCTGTGGTAAAAATTTATTTGCTGTATCAATAAAGTTTAAATATGGCTCACCAGTACGGAAACGTGTTTCAAGAATACGTTGCCATAACTTACGTGCATTAACTGTTTCTTTTACTGTGTCATCCTTTGGATCTTTTAGATCCCAATCTTTATTTTCAATAACTGCATTCATAAATGAATCAGAAATATTAATAGCATTATGTAAATTAAGAGCCTTACGTTGTACGTCACCAGTCGGTATACGCATATTAAGGAATTCAATGACATCTGGGTGTGACACGTCCATATAGGCTGCGTATGAGCCTTTACGAGTACGTCCTTGTCTATATGCAATCATATCAGCATCAACTGTATGTAAGAAAGGCATAGGACCAGGAGCTACATCTGATACTGTACGTACGTCACTCCAATGTCCACCAACACCTCCGCCATAAACAGATAACCAACGTAGTTCAGATGTATGATCGATGAGTCCTTCAAGTGTATCTGGAACATAAGTTAGGAAACAGGAAATAGGCATACCTTTATCATTCTTTGTACCGTTTGGTGCATTTGAAAGAACTGGTGATGCAAACATAAACCATTTATTTGAAACTGCATTATATAATCGTTGTGCCAAAAGATCGTCAGTTTTTCCTTTAAATGTTGCCCATGCAGTTGCTGCACGTGCATAAGCTTCTTGTGGGGATGATTCTGTTTTTCTCATATAGAAATCTTTAAGCATACCAACAGCATATTCTGTTAGTAGCTTATCTTTTGACTTATCGATTTTAATGTTATTTTGCATAAAGGACTCCTGCACCGGAACTTGCTCCCAGTGTTACTGACATTTTTAATTTTGATGGTAGTATTATATATCGTTATTAGAAGTTTGTAAACCCCGATATATCGTTAAATTCCATCTAATTTCCAATTATTTTTTTCATGATTCTTGAGCAAGTTTGTCACTACTTGTATTGCTCTTTCAACAGGAACATAATAATAATCACTTCTTCTTTTGAATAAACCAACATATCCCATATTCTTCATAATGATAGGTATTCTCTCTTGTTGACTAAAATGTGCCTTTGCTATTTCTAACACAACTGTTGGTTTATTATAGAGAATAGTATCTTTTGCCCCAAGTAGTGCATGGGCCTCATGACCTTCTATATCCATTTTGATAAGATCAACTTCAAGAAAATTAAAAGAATCTAATGTTTTAATAGGAAGACTTTTTATAGTAGTATCTTCGTTTGTTTCATGTTGTCCTATGAATCTACTTTTACCAGAACTTTCTGATACATATTTGAAGTCTAAAGATCCTTCTTCATGACCTATACCTACATTATATGTTCTTACATTTTTTAGATTATATTCTTTTATATTCTTTTCAAGACATTCATATACAATAGGATTTGGTTCAAAGGATTTAACTTCTCTAAAGTAAGGGGAGAATGCAATAGTTGTCTGACCGACATTTGCACCTATGTCGACACATAATCTTTTTTTATTTAAACAGAAAAATTCTACAGTAAACTGACAAAAATAATTCTGCCAGGATTCGGGTGTCCAAGTTGCTAAAGAATTAGAATTCTCTTGGTCTGGTACCCACCAATTATTCAGTCTCTTCATCTACCGGTTCAGGATCGTCAGTCACTGCCTCTTCATAATAAATTATAATATTCTTCTGCTGTCCTATATACCGATTAATCTCTGCCATGTTAAGAGCAAGATTCTCATAGTCTCTCATTGACAACGCAACATATGCTACCTCACCATAGATAGACTTAAATTCTTCTATGAACGTACCAAAGTTTTCTTCTGTAACTACAAATATACGTGTATCATTCAGTTGGAGAGGTTTCGGTCTCGCTACTGTTGGTATCTGTACTTTCTCCACCTTGGTCACTGTTACTATTTCCGGTTCCGGCTGGTAACGGCTGCAACCACTCAGGAAGATCATACTCATCAGGGTTACCGGTATCAGCCATGAAGTTACGCCAAAGTTTAGCTGTTGCGCCATTCATCTTTCCTTCTAATCTTGCTGCATCTTTTAATGCATCTTGTACTAAATTCATTCTACTTAATTTACCACGAAGTTCATCACCATATTGTTCTGCCTTTTGTAGATTTGCCTGAAGTTGATTATTTAATTCAGACATTTTCTTCCACTCTTGATGCATCATTTCAAGACTTGCCTCTGCAGTTTCTATAGCAGATTCAAGCTTTGCATTATTTTCTCTTAATGTAGCAATCGTTGCTTGAGTCGTATCATAGTAATACTTAGCTGCATAACCGACACCAGCCATTGCCATGACTATAATAATTAGGATATAAACTCTAAGCATTATCGTCTACATACTTTCTAAATCGTTTTAAAAGAACAGGAACTTTATCCTTCTTACGACGACGATCTGTTACATTTATTGTTCTGATTCTTGGGCCCATTGCAGTTGTTGCAGGATTAGGGATTGATCCTGTACTAACTGCTGGTGCGTCTTCTTTTACTTTTGTCATTACCTTTTTACCTTAAAGAAATCTGCCTGAGTAATTCGCCAATTGTCAGTATAAACATTGTTATCATTAATATATGCTCCGTGTAAATCATTACCATTAAATATTACACATCTGTTTGGTTTTGCTGGTATTACTTCCCTTATTTTAATATCTGATACATCTATTATTAAGTTTGTTGCCTCATTATTCTTAATCTTAATATTTTCATATATTGCGGTTCCACCATTTGACTGTGGATCCAAATAAGTAAGAACATTAATCATATTCGAGTCATAATGTGGATGATGTTGTTTTGTAACTGGAATATCCTTTTTAATATGTTTGAATATGTTAAAATTTAAGCTACGATGTATTTCATATTCTTCTTTCTTCAAATTAAAAAAATCAAATACATGATATGCAAATGAACTTAATCTTTTTCTTGTCTTTATTGGATCAGCCCTGAAATTATTAATAACAAGTCTACAATCATAATAATCTTTAAAGTTTCTTGTTTCTGGTATTTTCTTCCAGGCTTCAACTGGCCAAGAATCAAATAACTTTATTATATTATCATAATTTTTATAAAAGTTATCAATACATATCCAGTTATTATTATAAGTTATTTCAAAGTTATCATTTACTTCAAAAAGATCTTCCACTATAAATGGTATTGGCATTATAAATTTATCTCACGATTTCATTCGCCGTTATATAAATTTTCTGATTCGTACGTCTATGTGTTGCTTCATAAATGTTAATACCAAAAATATCACCAACAGGATGTGCATCTTCACCTACCATAATTTTATCACCAGGATAAACTAATTCTTCACATGTACTGTTAAACACTTTATGAATAGTTGTCTTATAAACCCCAGGAGAAAGCCGGCCATCTTCAAGTAGGAACCATTGACTTTCTTCTACCATTAGGTCTGTAGGATCAACACCCATCTCTTTCAGTCCAGATAGGAGCTTCTTTTCTGAAATAGAGAATTTTTCCTTAATTAAATAAAGTGCTGCAGCATATGATGCAAGACGTGATCTACCACCAGGAACTTTTGCCATTAGACGTTTAACATTGAATACAAGACGATGGAAAGGTGTATAAGCATCTTTGTACTTCATACGGTTTTCCAGACGATCTAAATCAAATGATTTTAGTCTTTTACCATTTTCATCAATAATACCAGCTTTATAAGCTTCAGTATTTTCAAACGGTGTAACAAGAAGAGTTAGGAACCGAAAGGTATAGATTAGATCTCCAGCTTGTTTTAAAAGTCCCATTATATTTCCTTTAGCTTATTTTTTACTTCTTCATTTGATTTAATATGTTTCAATTGTCCTGGTTTCAAATATTGTAGATATTCCAAGAAAGGTTTAACAATTGGCCAATGCTTATCTTCTAATCTATTAGACAAAATTGCTAAACTTGCATAATTACCAAACACATTAAATATAACAATGATATGGTTCATTAATAAACGTTCTGTTAATCTACCTGTTTCCAGATAACGATTTACTAAACGTTTAATATATTTTATTCGCTTTAAATCATCATAAAACTCTTCTGGGTCAATATAACCCTTTGGAGTGTAGTAATGTTTTGCCGCAAATACTACTAGATCTTCGTCTAGTAATTCATCATATTCTTCCACGAGTTAGCCCTTAGTTCAAGAATCCGCTGGTAAGTTTACTTAATAGACTTTTCTTTGTCTCCTTAGTATCTACCTCTATTCCTTGATCTTCTGCTAGAGCTGATAACTCTTTTTTTGTCATTTTACTTAAGTCCATTGGTGAATCTTCTGTTAGTGTTTCACACTCACATACAAGACAACCACAACCTGGACAGGATTCGGGTACACTAACAGGTATTGCTTCAGGACTTGAAGGAGTAACACCATAATATTCATCAAGCATTTCTGGTGTTACTTTCATTGCCTTTAGAACTTCGCCCGTACGTTCGTGTACCCACCCGCGAGAAGTAAGAATACCGTTTTTAACTGGTTTAATTCTACTTGCCATATTATTGTTTCCTACATATAAGATGCTTTTGGATCATGTTCTACGTGCTTTGGCAAATCAGCTTTATCTGCTTTACCTTTATGCCCTTCTTTTTTATGCCCAGGTGTTCCATATGGATTCTTTGGCAGACCATGTTTTTTCTTAACTTTTTGAAGCTCTGCATGACCTTCTTTACTAAGATTACTAATATAATGTGTATTATTCTTTTTATTATTAGGAAGATTGCCATGATCTTTAAAGTTATGACCTTTAGCTTTTAAATGTGCTTTAATAGCATTTGAATTTTTACTATTAATTCCACCGATCCATTGGGCCCAAGTGTGCTCTGGTCCGCCAACATATTTTCCTTCTTGAAGAGGATCTTTCATTGGTGTGCCACCTGGCTTAATACTAGTATCACCCTTTGCATTATCATTTGGACGCATTGGTGATTTCTTAGTCATTGTCTTGAACTTTTGGAAGTTCAACTTATCAACAGTTGGCTCATCAATTTCTTGTGAGGTTGGTGTTTTGTTACCTACTTCTTTTTTAGCAGATGGTGAAAGTCCTTGACCCATTGGAGAACCATTATCTGGTGTATGTGTTCCCTTTGGTGCATTTGCTTCTGTTTGGGCAGATTTCTTTGTAGTCGGAACCATACGGGTTCTTGTCCTACCATCTGGGCCAACATAATTTTCAGGCTTCTTATCAGCAGAAGTTACTACTTCTTTTACTTCCTTTTCATCTTCATCATCACCATTTTCTTTGTCATCACCATTATCTTTTTCGTCTTCTTTACCTTTTGACTTCTTACCTTTCTTCTTGTCCATATAGGCTTGAAGTGCAGGTGGAAGTTTACCTTCTTCGACAACTTCTTCTTCATCATGCTCGACGGAATCAGCAATCTTTGTTGCTACGTCTTTCTTCATTGTTACAGGATATTTTTTACCCTTGAAACTGAAGTGTGATTTACCTGCCTTAGCTGCACCAGCTGCCGCACCATGGAAGGCTGTTCTTTCGTGTGCGTCAATCTCTTCCGGCACAACGTACTGGAATTGTGACTCCTGCACTGCCAGCAGAGCATGAGCCATTCTTCTAATTTCTTCTGTTTTCATTTGATGCTCCTACATCCATATGTTTGTTGTTATGGCACCTACTGCTGCCACTAGTACTACCCAAAATAATTTACTAATAACGTTAACGACTCTTGCATTGTCATCAACCTTTTTATCAATATCATCTATTTTGACGGACAATCTATTTACCCGTTCCATTTGATTCTGTTGATTCTCTTGTATTGACATAATCTTTTCTTCAGCCCGGGCGAGAGCAATCATTGCTTCAGCCAGTCTATCTAGCTTTTCTTCAATTCGATCTAATCTGCTATTAGTTGATTCTACCATTTTTCTTTATCTGCCCAATATGCTGCGCTCATTTTACCTTTGGCAATGTTCTTTGCGTGACGTGCCTTGAATGATCTACGTCTTGCTTTCTGACGATCAGATTCACCTTTCTTTGGTGCACCAGCTGTAGTTACACCCTGTTGCCCAAATCGAATAGTCTTGATCTCACCACCATCTTTAGCAACAACGATGTGACTCTTTTCAGGATGACCAGGTGTACGTTTTGGTTTATTATAACCTTTTACACCAGCAGCCTTTAGACGTGGATCTTTCTCTTCAATAAACTGGGCAAATTTTTTCATTTTACTTACCTGTACTAGAACGTCGCATATCTTTGAAAGTCTTACGAGCTTTACCAATCGAATCACCACGAAGATGAGGTGGATATTTTTTATCTTGATTAAACTTTGACGGATCTTTTGGTTTTATTACTCTAATAGAAGAAAGCCTGTCTGGTTTATCAATAGTGACTGTTCTTTTCGCTTCATCCATTTCCTTTTCATCATCGTCACCATTCTCTGCTTCAAGATAATCACGTACTGATCTAATATAATCAGTTGCCTTTGTTACTTTGTTTTGTACCCACTCCGGAAGGTTATCATCGTCACCAACCATCTTCATGAGTTTCTCATTAGCAGAACAGATCTGACGAAGTTGGTTCTTCATCATTTCACCTTCTTTATCATATTCGTTTGGATCCTTCTCCTCACGTACAGCTTTCTTTGCCTTCTGGAAGATTTGTTCATCACCAGTAACCATACCAATCAGTTCGTTCAAGAGATCAAAAAGGATTTTGCGATCAGCAGGGGAAACTGGCTTATCCTCTTTCATCTTACCAATCGAACGAACGATCTTGGTCATATCTTTCTTATCCATTAACCCAAGACGTACGAGCATCTTTAAACGATCAGTAGATTTATCTGATTCTTCATATATTACTGATTCATTAGCAGTACTCTGAGGTTTACCACCACGTTTAGCAGAAAGATAAGCTGCAATGGCCATATCCCTACGTTCTTTTTCTGATTTACCTTTGAACTGTGGAGCTTTCGATTTCTTAAAATCGTCGATCCATGTTCCAATCCCGTCTGATACTTTCAATGGCATTTTATTTTCTCCGGTTATTTTGGTAATTTACCATCTGGCCCGCCTAATCCTTTATACCGCGGCGCCTTTTTAATCCCCATAGACTGTCTGCTTCTAAGAATATCTTGAGGCTTCATCTTCTCTTTACCTTTAGGAGGACTCATCCGATCATCGTCATGCTTACCTTTATTATAAGCTTTTTCAATCCCCTTATCTTTATGCTTAGACATATAGTGGCCTACGTCTCTCATTCCCTTTGGAGCAGGAATAGATCTAGTTCTGCCACGATCCCCATAATACATATCTGTATTATGCTGGCCAGCTCTAAAAGCCCTCTTGAGTTGAGCTTTACGATCAGTACCAGAACCACTGATTCTTTCAACTACTTCAGTAGATTCTTCTCTTAATTTCTTAAAGGTTTTCATCTTATTTTCCTTTTAAACGGTTTAATGCTTTGCAGTGTATAAGAAGAGATTATCTTCAGTCAGTTCAATGTTCATCATAAAGTTATTTATTCAATTAATTAATCATCAAAACCTAGTCTAGTTCTCCTCTTATAAGGATCACCTATAATCGATGTAGGGTGCTGAAGAGGCTTTTGATTGTGTAAATGTTTTGTATCAAGATGAACGTAATGTGAATCCTTACTACCAAGTTTTTTTGCAGCTTGTGAATGTATTCCAGCTTTTGTCGCATGTCTGTCCGCTTGATCATAATTGCCTATTCTATAATGACTAGCTGCTGCTTCATGATGTTTAGCTGCTGCTTCATGATGTTTGAGTGCGTCTTTATTCACAGGACCGTGTTCATGAGTAACATGCGCATCATCATCTGTAAGAGTATGATGGAAATGTGCTGCTTCATCATGATCATTCGCTCTGTTTTCTCGTTCTTTATATATGTCTTCATACATTGATGCATAAGCAGCTCTCGATCCAGACAGTGCGATTTTACTTTCGCGGAGTTGTTTAAAGCTTTTCATTTCTTGATTTTCCTCTTTTAGTTCCCAGTCTGAAATCTCATCTATATTTGCTTCTTTTATACCGACCTTCTTTGCAAATTTATGAATAGCAGACTTAGCTTTGTGTAATGGACTTGCTTTCTTAGCAGCTTGCAGTTTATGATGTGCATCAACCATATTATTGTGTAGCTTTTCTGCGTGGTCAACATGTTTTTCAGGAACGTGCTTGCCATGGAAGTCATAACTGTTTCCATGACGCACAGTAGCAGCTCCATGAGATCCACCAAAGTCGCCTTGTGCGGCTCGTTTGTGCATCTTTGCCATGTTGACATGAGCCCTTTCTTGTGGGCTATCTTTACCATGTTTTTTTCTTGCTGCATCAGAGAGCTTGAAATGAGTATCAGATGCTTTCGAGTGTGCAGCTTTTGCCTTGTCTAACACTGATTGAGCAGCTGCTATTTTCTTTTTATGAGTGAGCATCTCCATTTCATATAATGAAGCATCAAGCTGTTCTCTTAATTTATCAAATGTTTTCATTTCCTGATTTTCCCCTTTTGCTGTGCCCATAAATCAGGGTCACCTTTAACTCTTGTACGACCACCAGTAATAAAACTGTTCACACGTGCCATACCCCATTGTTGTGGTGTAGTTCCTGGTTTATGACCAACCTTCCAAGCTGCTACACCTCTTTTATAAACCTTACGAAGAATACTTAAAGAGAAACCACTTTTATCAGCTTTTGTTTTAAGAGCTGCTTCAGCGTTCTCTTTGAGATATGTCTTAAAATTATACATTTGGCTTCGTATCTCTATTTTTCATTTTTGTTGCTTTTGTACGTGCACGATCTAGCATACTATCATGACGACGTGCATCAGCTGCTTTTTCTCTATCAATTCTTTGTTTGGCTACATCTACTGGATCTTGCTGTTCACCATACATCTGCTTAAATTTCTTTGTGTATTGTGATGGCTTAGTACCTTTTTTACGTGCTGCCTTATCACCTGGTGCATCTTTATAAGCACTTGGATCATCATCACGTCTCTTTGTCATTCTCTGGAAATGACGATGACGTGCTGCCTTT